ATGACCATGATACAAAAGGTAGACAATATATAACTGAGGTTGTAGCTGATAATGTTACTTTTTTAGAGCCAAAGAACTCGACAGGAAGTCAGAAGAATCAAAATGAAGAGCAGAAAGATCCATTTTCTGATGAAAAACAAATAAAAATCCCAGATGATCTCCCTTTTTGATTGGGGGTTGAATAATGAAAACTAAACGAACTAAATGGTCAGATGAATTAATCAAAGAAGAAATATTCAAATGTAAAGAAATATTATGTATAGATCGAATGCCTACCTCTAATGAGTTGAAATCTATAGGTAGAGTGGATTTGTCGTCTGCTATTTGTAAAACTTACAATTTTAGTGGATGGGCGAATAGAGTTGGACTACAACAATATCAAACTACTACAACTCGAATTGGTGAAAAATACGAAAATTTAATAAAGGGAATGCTTGAAAATAGAGGGTATGTGGTTAATAACACAACTCCAAAACATATTTACGATTTATTAGTAAATAATTGCTTGAAAGTAGATGTTAAAGCTTCTAAACCAGGTTTGAATAACGGTAGAAGGGCGCATACATTTAATTTGCACAATTCATTACCTAATTGTGATTTATATATTTGTTTAGTGATTGATGAGGTTGATCGAATCGAAAAAACATTGATAATACCTAGTCATAAGTTATCAATTACGAGTTTGAAAGTTTATAAAGAAAGTAAGTATGATGAATTTATAGATAAATGGGAATATGTAGAAAACTATGTAAAATTTTTTGAAAGTGTTATCTGAGGGGAGAGAGAATATGCGTTTTTTCGAAGAAGTAGCAAAAGAACATAAAAAATATGATGGTGCAACAGTTTTACCACAAAGAGCTGATGGTGGAAGTTGTGGATACGATATAAGAATAAAAGAAGATGTAGTATTGCAGCCTGGAGAAAGTAAATTAGTTTTTACGGATGTCAAAGCTTTCTTTCCTGAAAATGAAGTGCTAATGATTTATATTAGATCATCAATCGGAGTGAAGAAGAAAGTTAATTTAGCTAATGGGACTGGAATTATAGATAGTTCATACTATAACAACCCTTCTAACAATGGTAATCTTGGGCTTCCATTAGTAAACAATGGTACAGAAACAGTTGTACTAGAAAAAAATGAGCGAGTAGCGCAAGGAATATTCACGCCATACCTACTAACGAATGATGATGAAGTAATGAGAGATACACGTTATGGAGGTTTCGGATCTTCTAATTAAGTTTGGTTCAAATTTTAATATAGTGATTAGTAATAATACACATTAAGGAGTGATTCGGAATGATGGATTTATTACAAACGTCAAATCAAATGTGGGTTTGGGCTAATCAACATCCTTATTTATTTACAATTATCAGACTTGGTCAACCATCGGTATGGGCAATCATTATATACGCAGGAAGTAGAATCATAAGCAACTTTGTTAACACGAATAAGAGAGGTGTTTTCAAATGAATGTAGATGATATCAACGAATTCGAAATCAAGTTAAATGAGCTAGAGAAAATAATGAAGCAACCAGGTGCGACTGATTTAATCGAGGTACAGTACGGAGAGAAGAAACATAGATTCTATAACTTTGAGATTGATAAAGCATTAGATTACTTTAACAAGAAGAAAAGGTTAGGGTATCAGGTGAGCATGAGGAAGGTTAGTGAACAGTAGACAACTAATACGAAGTAAGGGGAGATTTTATTATGATTAAAGAACAGCCAAGTATTGAACAACTGAAGATATATATCAAATACTGGAATAAAGTTACCCGATAATGAACAATTAGAAACAAGAACGAAATAGGAGAACGGTATGCAAGAACAAATACAAGAATTAATAAAAGAATACGAGAGCCGAATTTTGGCTCTCTTAAATAGAAAAGATGATTTAAAACCCACTGATCCATTATATGCGTTGATTGAAATAGCAGTACTAAAAGAGCAAGAGTTTGTTTTTAAGTTAAGGGGGATTCTATGAAGTTTACTATAGATGGTGAGCCAGTCGCACAAGGTAGACCACGTTTTAGTACACAAGGTGGATTTGCTCGAGCGTATGATCCAAAGAAATCAAGAGATTATAAGAGTTATATAAAATTAATCGCACAAGACAATGCGTATGTGCATTTGCTTCAGAATGATTTAAAAGTCACTCTAGATGTCTATAAGGCTATACCTAATAGTTGGAGTAATAAGAAAAAAGAAAAGGCTAGAGAGGGTCATTTACGTCCTGTAACTAAACCTGATTGTGATAACTACGCAAAAATCGTGCTTGATGCTTGTAATAAAATCATTTGGAATGATGATTCGCAAATTGTGGAACTAGTTGTTAGAAAGTGGTATTCAGATAATCCTAGAATCGAAGTAGAAGTGGAGTGTGTTGGGTAAATGGAAATGAAAGAAATTATTAAAAATATACATGATCGTTTAGAAAACGTAGCAGCATTAACACCATTTGAACGAGTGTTAATTGAGTATGCAGTAGAAGAAACTTTGAAAGTGGTGAAGAAATAATGATATTAGGAGTCTATAAACATTATAAAGGTGGCATTTATTATTTTGTCGGTACAGCAACACATACTGAAACAGGTGAAAAGTTGTGTATTTATATTGATAGTCAAGGTAAAACATGGGTAAGACCTTCTGATATGTTTAATGGTCATGTTGAAATAAATGAAAACCAACTAGTTAGACGGTTTGAATTAATCTCAATGCCTGTATATGACGAGGTGGGAAAATGATTATTACTACTGAAAATACAATTTACGAAATTACTAAACTACTCTTAGGTGAAGATGATGAGTAAAACAGAAAAATTAACAGAGTTATATAAGAAAGCGAACGGACTTGATGAAGAACTACCTAAACAATTAATGGATAAATTATCTATCTATGGTCAGATATTAGAAATATTAGGTGGACTATGGGCAGCAGCTACGAAAGATTGGAAGATGAGTGAAGCGCAACGTAGAGAAACGATTGCAACAGTTTACTCATTAGATCCAGAAGGCACGGTAAAGGATAAAGAGTATAAGGCAGAATACGCAGCAAGTGAATGGCGAAGGGCAGAAGCAGAAGGTGAAGCAGAAGCGTTAAGGTGGAAAAATGCGTTTATCAGTGTAGAAGCTCAAATAAACATCATGAAAAAGAGGTACGAACATTTAGTTAATGTAGCTAAAGGAGGAATCTAATGTTATGACAACTAGTTATGATGAAGTAGTATTAACTACTCCAATTAGGAGAAAAGCAGAAAAGATCATTAGTTCATATAGAAAAGTAAAAGCATTGATTAAGAATTTACAAATGGAATTACCTGAATTAAAACTAACTCCTACTTACGAACTAAGAGAGGGTTCATCTGGTGGAGAAGTGAGTAACACGATTGAAGCTATGTATTTGAAGAAAGAGTATATTCGTGAAGAAGTGGCGAAGAATGAGTTAATTATCGCTAAGTTAGATATTATATACGATTGTTTAAATGATATTCAAAAGAAAATATGGGAATACAAGTATTTAGATGGTCGCTTTGATGATGGAGTGATAGAGGAAATCGACATTAGGAGAAATAATTACTATAACGAGAAGAATGATATTATTGTATTAGTGGCAAAATCATTCTGTTTGTTTTAAGTGATACAATTTCGTTACTATTTCGTTACGAATTTCCATTTATTAGGTGTTATAATAATAGTGTAGAGAAGTATCGGAAAATACTTTTTCTACCTTACATGATTTTCCTGACAGTTCATCATGTATCGTTACCCTATGTAGTGTTACCGTTGATATGAAACTTATGTTATTTGAACCATGACAATTTAATATGAGCTTTGACTTTGGGAGTCCAGTGAATGGGACTCTCTTTTTTTATATTTGGTGAGTCGCATTTAGTGCGACAGGGATATATCTTCATAAAGCAGGTGGGGGCGAAGATAATTTTATTTAAGCGATTAGCGTGTGAGGTGGGATAGATGTTAGAAGAAAGGCAAAAGAAATTTTGTGACTATTATATCGAAACAGGTAATGCTTCTGAATCGTATCAACGAGCAGGATATAAAGCTAAGGGGAATGTAGCAGAAGCAGCTGCAAGTCGCCTGTTAAAGAATGTTAAGGTAATAGAATATATTAGAGAGCGTAATGAACAATTAGGAAACTCTAGAATAGCGAATATGTTAGAAGTAAAAGAGTTTTGGTCTAATGTATTACGAAATAAAGAAAATGAAATGAAAGACCGTTTGAAAGCTTCTGAGTATATAGCTAAGACAAACGCTGCTTTTGTGGAGAATGTAAAACATAGTGGTAATGTTGGTGTAACGATAGTAGATGATCTAGATGATTAAACTAAGTGAAGTAATTGCACCATCATTTAGAAGTATTCATAAAGAGATTAAACAGAATAACTATTCTCACTTCTGGTTTTCGGGCGGAAGGGGTTCGACTAAATCTTCATTCATCAGTGTTGAAATCATATTAGGTATGATGAAAGACCCTAATGCAAATGCTGTCGTGTTAAGGAAGGTTAAGGATACGTTAAGGGAGTCAGTACATGAACAACTACTATGGGCTATACACGCTTTGAATGTATCTCATTACTGGCAAGAGAGTGTATCACCTTTATCCTTAACATATATCCCTACAGGACAGAAAATTGTTTACCGTGGAGCAGATAAACCAAAACGAATTAAAGGTATCAAATTTAGTCGTGGGTACACTAAGTACATTTGGTATGAAGAATTAGATGAGTTTGCAGGAATGGAAGAAATAAGGATGATTAACCAATCATTAATGCGTGGTGGTACACAGTTTACTGTATTCTATTCATACAATCCTCCAAAGTCTGCAAATAACTGGGTGAATACTGAAAAGCAATTAACTCGTGATGATCGTTTAGTTCATCATTCAAATTACTTAACTGTTCCAACTGAATGGCTAGGCGAACAATTCATTATTGAAGCGAATCACTTAAAAGAAACAAAACCTTTAGCTTATGAACATGAGTATTTAGGGAATGTAACAGGTACAGGTGGCGAAGTGTTCGATAATGTGAAGATACAACGTATTACAGATGAGGAGATAAAGAACTTTGAGAATATTAAACGTGGTGCTGACTTCGGTTATGCTATTGATCCATTTTCTTATGTTGTCTGTCATTATGAGCGCAAGAAAAAACGATTATATATATTCCATGAACTATACAAAGTTGGATTATCCAATACACAAGCTATAGCACATATTAAAGAGGAAAATAAGAACAATGACTTTCTTATTTCCGATAGCGCTGAACCAAAGTCTATACATGAGTTTAGGCAACGTGGGTTGAGGGTTAAAGGTGCTAAGAAAGGTCCAGATAGCGTTGAGTATGGCATTAAGTTCTTACAGGACTTAGAAGAAATCATTATAGATGATATACGTTGCCCTGATACTGCTAGAGAGTTCTTAACGTATGAGTTAGATAAAGATGCTAATGGTAATTTCAAAGCGAAATTCCCTGATTTAAACAATCATAGTATAGATGCTGTACGCTATGCATTGAATGATGAAGTGATGAAGCATAAAGAGTTTAAGAAACATGAACATGATCCTGATAACCTTACACCATCCGAGAAACATGAGAAGATGGTTAGGCAGTTGACAGGAAAGAAACCTCAAATTAAATCTATTACAAAGTGGTGATGTGATGATTCTATTCTTTAGTGGTGTATTCGCTACGGTTGGTTTATTCCTACTCTTAGGTGCAGGGTATATCTTAGGAAAAAAGAGTACACCAAAGCCAAACAAGGAACAAACACCAGACGAAGTACACGAATTAGAAGAACAACGAAGGAAACAAAAGGTAATTGCAAAAGATTTCAATAATCTAATGGCATATGATGAAACAATCGCTTATGCACGTAAGAAGGTGAACTAATGGCAGATAAAACAAAAGCCTGGAAACTCTATGAGAGTGGAAAGAAATACAACAATCAATTAAAACC